GTCGTCGTCACTGTTAGCGTTCTTTTTCTTCGTATCTCCTATATTAGTATTCACTTCATCTGTGATATCTGATGAGGAGTGTGTTGAGTTAGGAGCATTCGTTTTACTAACAGTGTTAATATACTGAGGATTCGAATCAGGAGTAGACATATTTTTAGTGTTGGAAGCTATCTTCGCACTCAAATGAGTATCTTCAGCTTCGTCCATTCTTAATGTCTCCTTAGATCCAGATGTTAGAGGGGAACTGTCGACGTTAGCGTTCGTATCCATCACATCAGTAGAAGAAATATTTGCTTTATTCTCTAAATCGTGCTGTAAGCCTTCACCCTGTTCTGTTGCGGTAACGGTGCTTTTCTCCATTGTATAACCGCCGGGTCGATAGGAATAGTCAATTACCATCGCATCGTTATTAGGGTCGATGAGCGGTTCTGAAGTGTTCTTAAATTCGTAATCGCTGAAATCATCAATTGCGAACGTAACTTCACGGATGGCAAGAATTCCGAGTCTGTCGGTATCAGAATCAAATTCTTGAACGTATCTAGTCCATCTAGCATGATTATTCATGGATGTTCCTGAGAGTAGAGTGTTAGTATTCCAGCTTGCACAGAAGTACATGTGAGGTAAATCTGCAGTTAAAGAAGCCCATCCAATAACAGGAGCATAATAGGTCGACAAGATGTTCGCGAACGCCGTTTGATAAGATGTATCAAATTGGTTTGCTAATGGAAAACCTAATACTCGACTTCTATGCATAAGAGATTGTGTGACTAAAGGGTAAGCGGTTACTCCAAACACATCATTAGCTGAAGATTGAGGATTATGAACATTTAAGTTCCATTGTGCAACTTTTTGTTGATAAGCTTCTGTATAGAGAACTCCTTGAACAGGCTGTCCTACTAAAAGACCATTTCTTATTGGCACGTATAAGTAGATTGGGTGAGCGGTAGCATTATTGGCACCATTTATTTGCATGCTAGGAATATGCTGATGCATAACCACGACGTGAGTAGGTACAGAACTATTATTATAATTAACTGTATTAGGACTGACCTTCACTCTGTGAGCAGAAGAAGGGTTAACTACTCCGGTATTTGGGTTGAAAGCAGGCAGGACAGAAGTCGCGTTAACGTCTGCTGGCTGTAAATCAGCGTATTCGTTCATGTTCCTCATCGTCCAGAAGTTCATAGATATAACTTCACCAGTAGGTCTTCCGTAAATAGTAGGGATACCTGGAATTATAGGAACGTAAGTACCTAAACTTTGATCGAAAGTATAAATAGTCAAGATGGAAGCTAATGATATAGCAATGCGGTGAACGTTAGACTGATTTATAGACGCACAAGCACTAAATAATGCTTCAAAGTATGGTAGTTCCTGGTATGGATTTACATCTGTGCCTGAAAATTCTCTTTCAAAATTGTCTACCGAGAAAGGAATCACGTTCGTCCACCCATGTCTAACAGCGGCAAAAGGTACAGGAACTTTAGCCCATTCATTAGCTGAAATGAAAGAATTAGTGGGTTTCACTCTCGCGTCAAAGCAGTAGGAAGTAGAATCCGTTCTACTCATCTCTAGTAAAATGTTCGTACGCTGTTCAGCAATGTAAACTGTGTAAAGAGGGAAAAGTGCCACACGTTGATTGTTATTACTTGCTACCCATTGACATCTAGGCACAACTTCTATGTCCGGAACTCCATGTACACCAGTGTTCCTAGCGACCACGTTAAATTGCTTCTTATAAGTAGGCTCGGAGTACTGTCTATTCAAGACGATGGGCATATCCTCATAGAGAGTAGGATCTATGTAAACCGGAGCGAGGGTAGCAGTACCACCTGAAGGAATGTATCCAGATGAAGAGCTTCCTAATTTAGTAAGAATCTCATCATGTGATGAACGTAAATCATTAGTAAATAGGTAAGAGTCGTTGATTCTGGCCATGATATTGTTGATCATAAGATCGTACATGTATCGTGATGGCACGGTAGTGCGGTGGATGTTGTCAACTGTACTAGCTGTAGGATTAATAGCGTTTAAGTTGAAAGCACCCAAATTACCTTGGAAAACATGGAACATATGTTCTTGATGTACTTGCCACCCTTGCACGTCAGGAGCAGTAGCAATCATGAAAGGATTATCTAATACCTCCGACTGCAGATGGGCGCACCAGGAAGGAAGTAAGTAATCAACATTAAAAGCGTGTTTATAATAAGTAAACGCGGATGTGATCCATGTTCTTACTGTTTCAGGGCAAATGAGTTCGTAATTATGTTTAACCCGCTCCCATTTTTCAACCATCTTAGTCCATCCACTATAAGTAGTATTACCTACTTTAGTTGGATATCTTTGATTGTCCTTATTGAATATCCCAAAGAACTCAACTATGTCATTCATGAAATTGATATATAAACCAATCTCTACAGCATGGGCAAAGAACGACATTTTCGAGTAGCCAACGGCAGCAGTACGAACCGTACCTTTAGCCTTTTGAACCACGGCTGAATCAACACCAGAAGTACTACTAGGTTGAAAAGCTGAATCATAAATTGAGATATCATTTGCGATCTCGAGGTACTGTAAAAACATTATCGTAGCGGTAAACAAGTCACTCTTTGAAGACCAAGGAGCGGTTGTAAAGTTAGGATTAGTCCTGAGATTGTGAATAAATTCAATTATATAATTCCGTCTTATACCTGAAATGAATATTTCGTTGTCAGTTAAGCGTGGACCTTTGCCAGTTAGCGATTGTGTAATAATGGATGTTATTACAGCTTGATCGTTAGCTATGGAAGCAAAGATTTGTGAAGGATGGGTCATTTGAGCTTGGATAGCAGCAGCTAAATTTGGCTCAGACATAAGGGAGTAGAAAGCACCAGAGTATAATTGTAAAGCGTTGGGAGGATTATTTCCACCTCCACCACTTGTAGGTGCGGTCATACCCGTCGTTAAATTAAGAGGGCCCATTCCGTTAACCATCTGAGATACAGATTGGACGGCAGCTTTAGATGCAAATAGTTCCATTGCATTAAAGAGAGCCTGGAACTGAAGGGACCTTGTTCTTAACGAGTTCGGGAGTGAGTACGGGCTATAGGGGTTAGCCAAATTTGTAGATTGTCTTTCAATAGCAATGATGGACCTATCGGCTACAGTTGCAGCTTGAAGAAGTGGTGACAAGAAGAAGTACTCAGCTGCTCCGTTATAGGATGACTGTACTGGCTTCTGAAGTTGTAATCTAAGAGAAGTATCTAATAAATTACCTGTTAACAGTCCAACAATGTCTTGTTGATCGATGATAACTGAAGTTTTCCCTCCTAATGGTAGGGAGTGTCGAACTACGTTCGAGAATGTTTTTAGTGTCTGCATGTTAGTGAATTAATAATACCTGAAATCATAAATTATTCTTCCGAAATCTTGTGTAATTTTAGCTACTGATTCCGTCGTAACGACAACTTCGCTTGATCCTAACAAATAAGATCCGCGCATCATTCCAGCTAAGCTTCGAGTTAAATTAAAGGCCCCGAAGTTCGCTTCATCTTCGCTTTCGTCCCAAGGGACGTTCCCAAAAATTTCGACTCTTGGTCTTGTTATGGGATTGTTAATTAATGCCATTTTCAAGTTACGAACTGGATCACCAGTATAACTTGCGGCATCATTGTCTTCAGGAATCGGGCTATTCATACCCTTTGACTCAAAACCAAAGACATCATCATCAATTTTCTTTTTCTTCGCCATAAAGAATTCTGAAATATTAAATAAAGACAACCCCCCGGGAAGGGGG